TGTAAAAGCATACGCTGTAAATCACTTGTGGACCCAACAAATACATTATTAGTAGTTTGGTTAGCTAACTCCTGTGGCTTATCTTCTTTATGATAGTCTTTCTTTTTCTTATGAAGATCCATGAGATTACCATTTATGTCACCCATGTTCTTCATCATACCCGATAGCACTTCAAAGGCCCTTGGATGTTCAGTAGCTCTTGCTACCTCCATCATATCTTCAAGAGCCTCTGAACCTTTAGCTAAGAGATCGTGGTAAATTTGTCTTGAATATTCAAAATCATTTTCTGCTGTGTTATCATCATCTTTTTTCATCTTACGCACTATCTGTAAACGGATCTGTAGTATCTATATATTCCGTGAAACCGAAGTCTGAATCAGCGCTGGCGTCACGTGGGTTAGGCACGGTTGTGATTCTTTCTATTTGCGTATCAGAGTCTTGCAATCCTGTTTCCATATCATAAATGTCTGTAATAGACTTTGTAATAACGCCAGTGGACCTGATTGGTCCATACAAATTAATTTTCATATCAAAATCTAATGTGTAAATAATTGTTCTACGGGCTTCCATAGGACTTTCATAATCATCACTAAAATTTACACCAACAACAGTAATAGGAATATCTTCTTTAATTTGTGGATAGTCATTAAATGGTTTCATAGTCAATGTATATTGAGGATTAAAATATGGTAAAATTTGCTCAACAATCTGTAATGCATCGTCCTGTGATTTAGCATATATGCTTAATTGAAAATTAATACTATAAGGAACAAAGCTATAAAACCTATTTCTTATAGAATTAGAAGACCCTGCCTGAGAAAAGTTATTTGTCTTTTGAAGCTGTCTAGACTGGTCATATGTAAAACTAACAATTTCGAATGACATACGAGGCAGTTTAATTGCTATTTTAGTATCAGTATCTAAATCAGGATTTTCTCTGATTCTTTCTAAATACTTTTGTTTAGGTGCATATGATAAGGGTACTTTAACTTGGCTAATAACTTCATTTGAGCTATTAGTCCTAAGCACATAAATGTTGTTAAACATTGTACCAAAAGCTGCAACCGCTTTTCTTATTTTCTTATGATAGAAGTAATTTCCAAACATATCTATGTCTCGTTAGGGTCACCAAATGGATTAGTCTCAGAAAAGTCTAAGAACCCATCGGCTGTTGTTTCAAAGTCATCATTTTGCTCATTTTCAGCAATTTTGTTATCTTCATTCACGCTTAATACTAACGAATTAGAATATCTGGGCAATATGGAGTTACCCAAGTTTCTAGTAGACAACACTTTACTTCCAGTTATAAACTCGTGATAGTTACCATCATCGGCGCCAATATGAATGAGTTTCATTATGTTATCTGAATCAGAAAACGCTGCAACCTCACCTTGCATCACAACACCTGAGGAGAATGTTTGCGTAATAATTTCTCCAACTGTGTACCCGTAAGAAGCAGAATCTAATGTGAGTAAATAGGTGTATGCATAATCTTTTTCAATATCATCAATTGCCTCAATACCTGTGTCAAGGTTTTCATCATTATATTCAAACAATTCACAACGCAACTTATATGTTGGCAAATTGCTTAATTGATAAAAGGGCTGCTCATGCTCTACATGCATGATTTGAAATAAAGAATTTGATAATGGCAAATATATTAAGTCGCCTTCAACAGGTCTAATTGAAGTTATTTCGTTATCATATCTGGAAACGGTTTGTGACCATCTTTTTCTAGCTAATACGAATGTAGCTTGATCGCGTATCTCTACGCCAAACTTAGTAAAAAGATCACCATCTCCATCAAAACCCTCTACGTTTTCAATATACATTTCTACTTTATAAGCAGAGTTAAAACGTGAAGGAACATCATCACCAAATATTCTATCTTCATTTACAATATCTCTTGGGATGTAATATACGTCTTGACCGTACATTTTTAAAGATTCAATTATGATATCTTCGTAGAGACTTTGCTCTGAGCGTACTTTATCTGAAAAATAATGATTTGTGGCCATTACATTATCCTACAAAGAAATCGATTGGCAGCTCGTGATCTGTACGAATCTTTTCTCTTAATCTTTCAATGTCTTGTGTAGCGTCATCAAAGATTTGTCTGCCATTTAACATAACACCACCAGGCAATTGCATACCCTCAAATTTAATAAGGTTAGCACCCCATTGTTGTTTGATAAGTGCTGTCGTATATTCTTTTAACCACATATCATTCCAGATTTTTGTGTGCGTTGAAGGATCTACTATACTGTACGCCTCAACTACAATATAGTCATTTACCAGAAGATCACCATCATTAAAATCACCATGAATATAAAGTCTATTTTGATTTCTTACAAAGTCAACCTGAGGTGTCCCTGTCAACTTCATATCTAGTAAAGCAAGATACTGCTGCATCTGTTCGTAATAAGCAAGATCTCCGATATATGAATGAAGATCTGCAATATCATTTAGATGCATTTGATACTTAATGTCAAAGAAATTTTTATTAATAGATCCACTCGTTAGAGCAAACATTTTAGTTACACTGATTACATCGGATGAAATAGGAACGTATTCATTCGTAATGTCATCCGATGTAATTTGATGCTTTAGGAATGTTCTAAATGTGGCTTCGGAATGAAACTCCTGATAGTATTGTAATGCCTCGTCAACTCGGTCCTCTAACTGATCTACATCTACATTGATTTCAATTACAGGTTCACCAAGTCTACGTTTACAATAATCTATTAACGTATCTCTTGAGGTTGGATTGGCCATTTCATTTTCCTTACAAACATGTTATCTCTATTTATAAGGAAAAAATCGCTAAGATTCATCTAGTTTTGCTTTTGCCCATTTGGCCATTTGTTTAACTTTGAGGTTTGCCATAGGTTGAAATGTTCCGGAATCCCATGCATCAGGCACATTTAATTCTGCTCTTACCCAATTACCTTCAGCATCAATGCCTTCAACCGCTTCTAAAATCGTATCAATTTCACCTTGTTGAATAGCCTTGATATCTACGATTCTAGGTGAAAAACCATATAGTCTAATTCTTCTTTCCTCATCGCTGTCATTAGTGAATACACCAGCTTGTGGACTGTGCATAGGTATTCCATTAGAATCTGTTATATAATCCCAGGGCATAATTTACTCCATATTAGCTATAAAATCTTATATTAAATTGACCAACACCACCATCATTACCATATCTATGGTTATTATAAGTATATTGATTCCCATTACCGCCATAAGCAGTATTAGTTTTATTATTTGTACTATTACTAGTACTTACTAAACTTCCTAAAGACCCACTTGTAGTTCCTGGGGATGTTGAACTGCCGTTCTGTGCTGATGTGCTTTGTCCCTTATAAACGGCTACTACGCCACCAGCTGCACCTCTGGAACCAGAATATGAAGCATTACCGGCATATCCCATATTACCACCATTTGAAGACCATACACCACCACCAGCAGACGACGCGGATGCATATATTGTAGCGCTGCCGAAACTCCCAATCAATGCCATTTGTGGAAAAACTATTCTTTGCCAATCATAACCCTGAGTTATTCTGTCTGGTGTTGACTGCGCAGTTGATGTAAAATGCGATTCAGAACCTGTATAACTACCGCTTCTGCTACCATTAATTCCTGTCATTGAACCAGTAGCGTGTGAAGAACTAGTTCCTACTTGTGCAGTAGAAACATTTAAACTGCCATTAGATCCATTTTGTCCTGCAGCACCACCGTGAGCCAGTGATTGGTATGACCAATTATAGCCGCCCCCGCCACCGCCACCGCCAGCGCAAAAAATAATATTACTAGAACTAATACTTCTTAGTAAAGTTCTTTTTTTAGAATCAACTGTACTACTACTTGTTTTCTGTAAATAAATATGTTCTATCGGCGATTGTGTTTCATATGCTATATGAGATTTATAAGTATTAAAATCACCTGCAATCCAAGCAACAGTAGCACCCCCACCATTTCCACTGGACAACCACGGGCCTGCAGCGCCAGGCGTTCCAGGACAAACGGCTATACAATCCCCGGGGGATATATGTGTTCCAACATATAGATACGTTCTACAATACCCACCACCGCCACCGTTAGATGACATATTAAACCAACCCCAACTAGCACCACCACCTGCTCCCCAACCTTCTAATAACACATAATTACAATTATGAGGAACTAGATATAATCTAACTTCTAGGGCTCTTACTACATGATCATCATATCCACTATTTCCCCAAGCATTCCCATTGGTATCACGCCATATCCCAGATACGCTTCCAGTCTCATTGTATATATCACCATATTTGATAGAAGGAACGTTTTGATTTGCCCCATTATTGTTTCTATAATCAAGATTTTGAGATATCGTTGGTATTTGATTAGGAGGGGACCCATAAAGATCTTCTCTTGTGAGTTGAAATCTATAACTAGCAAATTTTGCATCAGTAGGTGCCGTAACTTGCTGAGTATTGTTAAAATATTCATTACTTGCAGTATTTGTAAAATACTTCATTCTATGTTCACCAGAAGAAGGTATGGGCGTAGTAGCTAGGTTACTAATGTACCCATCCTCTCCTGATGGAACGTTGCCTCCACCAGCATAATATTCACTCAATGCAGCGGGATTTGATCCTCCCCATACTGTTTGTATTTCACTTAAGCGAACTGGTTTAAAGGCGACTGGCATAATTTTATCCTTAGTTTACGACTTTTTCTTGCAATGGACCTTCAGGTGATTCCTCAGGGCTTTCTACTGATTTAATCAATGCGTCAGTAAACATACGTTGTGCAGCAGAAAGTTGATCCAGCTGGAATTTAAGATTATCAGCTTTTGATTGCAGATCACGTAGTTGATTTACAATGTACTGCTGTTCAGATGTCATATCATTTGGATTATAGTCTTTACCATTAATGCTAATAACGTTGTTTGTTTCAGTTTGTTCAGTCATAATTATTTTCCTATATTAAGCAGAATCTTCAGATGGTG